GCAATGGTGATTATATGAGTCGTTTGGGTAGTCCGAACAAAAACAAGAAGTTTCTTTTGGCTAGACTCCAGGATATGTATGGCGAGCAGTTTCACCCTATAATGAAGATGGCTGAGGCTGCTAGTAAACTTGATTACATTGCTGAGCAAGAAGGTGACGTAGCTGCTTTGACTGCTGCCCTGAATGGCTGGGGCAAGATAGCTGAGTATACTGAGCCTAAGCTAAAAGCTGTTGAAGTTCGTGCTGACGATTCAACAATAGTTAGAGTGTCTCGTAGACGCTTTGATGGCACAACAGATGAAATTGATAGTGATGCTATGATGCTCCTAGAAGAAGCTGTAGTTGCTGAAATGGTTGAAGATGAAGAGGAATCAGAAGATGAGTAAGAAGAAGCCTTTGCTGGCATCGTTAGATAAGAAAACAAGAGAGCGTCACTTCCCTGAATCCAATGGTGGCAAGGGTAGCCATGCTAGAAAATCTACTCCTGAGTCGAGAGATAGGTTTAAAGCTGCTTATGATGCCATTGATTGGAGCAAAAAGTGAGTCAAATTGAATACTGTATGGGTCCACAAGGCCAAGTATTACAGAATTACTCTGACTGTCGCTCTCAAAACTCTTTTATCTGTGGGCCATTAGGCTCCGGTAAGACAGTACAGACTATCCTCAAATTGTTTGACCTGATGTGCGAGCAAGCTCCTGTAATGGCTAAAGGGCATAAGAACTATGGTGTCCGGCTATCCAGGATCATTGCTGCTCGTAATACCTATTCTGAATTGTTCTCTACCACGATCAAAGACTGGCTGGAGATACATGAGGACTTAGGGCCATTTAGGCAGGGTAACAAGGAACCCCCTACTCATTACATCAAGTTCAGGCTAGAAGATGGAACAACCGTCCAGAGTGAGGTTATTTTCATTGCATTTGACCGTCCTGAGCACGTTAAGAAGGCTCGTGGTATCCAGACGACTTGGGTATGGCTAAACGAAACAAAAGAACATTCTAAAGCTGTTTTGGATATGCTTGATTTGCGTCATGGTCGTTACCCGTCTAACAAGGAAGGTATTAAGCCTACACATCATGGAATGCTTGGCGACACTAACGCCCCTGATGAAGACCACTGGTATTACAAGCTGGCTGAGATTGAGCGTCCTGAAGGATGGGTATTCCATAGGCAACCAGGTGGCGTGTATAAAGAAGGCGAGAAATGGTTAATAAACGATAAGGCAGAGAACCTGACTAACCTGCCTGATAACTATTATAAGAGAGGTTTAAGTGGTAAAACAGACGATTGGATCAAGGTTAACCTTGCTAATGAGTATGGTTTTGTGTCTAACGGTAAGCCAGTTCACCCAATGTACACCGATTCCGTCCACGCAGCTCACATGGAATTTACACCAAGCAAAGAAACCCCCATTATTCTAGGGTTTGATTTCGGTCGAACGCCTGCTTGTGCGTTTTTACAGCGTACAACCATAGGTAGATGGGTCTGCTTTGACGAAATGGTACTGACAGACTCCGGTGCTATTGACTTTGCGCCAACATTGAAGCGCTATATTGAGGAAACCTACCCCGGCCATGACTTTAAAGGCTGGGGAGATCCTTCTGGTGACAACAAAAACCAAGCAAACAGTGATACTCCGTTCCAGATTATGCGAGCTGCTGGCATTCCGTGTTATCCAACAGATTCAAATGACCCGTTAAAGCGTCGAGCTGCCCTAGAAGTGCCCATGAAAGAGATGTGTATGGATGGTAAGCCTAGATTTGTTGTCCTCCCCAAGGCCTCAATGATCCGCAAAGGCTTGCAAGGTGGCTTTTGTTACCGTAGAGTTCAAACATCTGGCGAGCGATACTCTGATCAGCCTGATAAAAACGAATACTCTCACCCAGTAGAAGCGTTAGAGTACGCATTGCAGGGAGAAGGTGAAGGAAGGCAAGCTCTTAGACGAGCTGGCGGATTTGCAAAGCCCCATGTGGCTAAGGTTGGTTTTAGTGTTTTCTGATATCTATGTTGTTTTTGAAAATGACGACAATCATTGGTGGTCGCGCTTTCTGTATCCAGGCATGAGGCATTGCTATGTAGTAGTGCCTAGTGTTGATTGCTGTATTATCCACTCAAGAACCACCGAAAAGTTTGATTTGTTTAACGCATCCGATATAAATGTTATAATCGACCCTAAGTCTATAATAATGGGTTATAAGCAAAAGCCTAATTCAAGGTCTTTGTTTATGTTAAACACTTGCGTGGGGCATACCAAGCAATTACTTGGCATTAACAAGCCGTTCATATGGACTCCTTATCAACTATACAAATATTTGAGGAAGCATAATGAAAAGTCCAAAAGCACCTAAACCATCAGCGGCAGATCAAGCAATGATTGCTCGACAGGGAATGCAGTTAGACGAAGAAATGGCTAAAAACGAAAAGCGATTAAAAGCAGTAGCTCGCGGCGGTTTGGGTACTAAGTCACTATTGGGAACTGCCAAGCAAGCAGCGGCAAAGCAGGTTAAAGGAGCTGACAATTCTAGCTCTAACAAAACTGGATTGCCTCCAACATCTTTAATGAACACTAACCTTAGAGGTTATCGTTAATGGAATTGCCTAAAGAGCTTGGTTCTCTTAGTGACCTAAAAAAGCGAGAGGCTAATGCCTTTGAAAGGGATGACATGTGGCATAGCACGCTTGATGACTGCTATGAATACTTTCTGCCTAATCGCAATTTGTTTGATGAAATGACCCCAGGCCAGAAAAAAATGGATCGCATCTTTGATTCAACTGCGTTGGAGGCTATTCAGCAAGGTGCCAGTAAGCTGCAAGAAAACATTGCGCCCATTTGGTCGCGCTGGGCTACCTTTGCCCCATCTGACCGCACACTTCGCCTACTAGAGTCTGGCGAATTTGACGTATCTGAAGAAGATATTCGCAAAAACCTTGAAAATCAAGCCGAAACTATCTTTGATTTCATTAACCGCTCTAACTTTGCTACCCAATTCTATGAGCATGCGCTTGATTTGCTTATTGGCACAGGGACATTACGCATAGATGAAGACGATGATGAAGATATGCCCATCATTTTTAGTGCTATTCCGCAAAAAGGTATTGCATTTGAAGAAGGGCCACACGGAAATGTAGAGACTCACTGGCGTAGATTTAAAGTTAAGGCTCGAAACCTAGAGCGTAAGTGGCGTGGCTTTAAAGCATCTGAAAACGTACAGCAAATTATTGACAAAAAGCCTGATACTGAAGTGTCTGTTAGTGAAGGTGTCGTGTTTATGCCTAAAACTAAAACATATTATGGCTGTTTGTGGGTAAAAGGTGACGATGAGATAAGCTGGATGCAAGATTTTGGTGCGTCAAGCCCTTGGGTAACAGGCCGTTACTCTAAAGTGTCTGGTGAAATCCGTGGTCGTGGCCCTGCATTGCAAGCATTACCTGATGTACGCTCGTTAAACAAAGCTAAAGAGTTTGTTTTGCAAAAAGCTGCTATTGATTTAGCTGGCATGTACACAGCCACTGATGATGGTGTGACTAACCCGTACAATTTGGTTATTAGCCCTGGCATTGTTATTCCTGTAGGCTCTAACAACTCAAGCAATCCGTCTATTCAACGTTTGGATACCGGATCTAACTTACAGTTGGCCCAGTTTCAGATCAATGACATGCAAATGGCTATTAAACGAGCACTGTTTAACGACTTGCGTGACCCTAGTGGCGCTGTTCGCTCTGCTACTGAAGTTGCTATTGAGTCTCGTGAGATTGCAAAGCGTATTGGATCTGCATTTGGTCGGTTGCAAACAGAAGTTTTGATTCCGATTATTAAGCGTGTTGCTGCAATTCTAATTCGTCGTGGTATTATTTCTCCTATTCAGCTTGATAACCGAGATGTTGACATTAAATTTTTGTCCCCATTGGCTAAAGCGCAAGACGGTGAAGACATAATTAGCGTTCAGCAAGCTGTAGCTTTTGTGCTACAAACTGCTGGCCCAGATCAAGCTAAGATTGGATTTAAGCTAGAAGATTTTGGTACTTGGGTTGCTGGTAAAACTGGCGTACCGGCTGAATTAATTCGCAATGAGTCAGAGAAAGCGCAAATAATCCAAGCTGGCGCTCAAGCAGCACAGCAAGGCATGGACGTTTCTAGTCCACCACCACAGCAAGGTCAAACTGCATTATGAGTTGGGATACAATAAACAAAGGCG